CTGGCGCGCCTGTCCCCATCGTATAGCGCGGGCGGGCTGGGCCGTTAAGGGGGGGGGGGCCACCCCTACCTAACGGCCCAAGGCCCCCCCGGGTAGGGGGGCCGTCCGGATCAATACCGGCGATCGTCTTGCCAGCCGTCGATCAGGTACGCCTCTCGAGCGAACTCGAGCTCGCGTTGCTGGCGATCCGCCAGCGTCGCGGGCCGGCGGCCGGCGTTATTACCTGCTACGGCCTGCGAGGGCAGGCGGGTGATGCGTGGCTCGGTCATGGGTCAGGTTGATTGTGCGGACACCTCCGGCCCGCGTCTCTCTATCATAGCAAGGCCTGGCTGGGCCGTTAAGTGGGGGGGGGGCCGGGCCGCAGGCCCGTAACGGACCAGGCGGGGGCCGAAGCCCCCCCCAGCGGGTCACTGGTACGTACGTACCATCGCCAGTACGTCTGTATTGCCAAGCTGCTCGGCGTAGGCTTTGGGTCTGGCGTACTCCGGGAATAGGCGGGAGACCAGCTCCAGCCGCCGGATCGCGGCCGACTCGGTCAGGCCGGCGCCGAACTGGCGGTGGCCGCCGTCGAAACCGCGCCACTGGGCGATCAGGTAGGTCATGGGTCGGGTTGTGTGTGGTACCTATAAATTATAGCGCAAGGCCTGGCTGGGCCGTTAACTGGGAGGGGGGTCCACCACCTTACCTAACGGCCCAAAGGCCCCCGTGGGGGGCCCGGCCGTCCGGATCAGATCGCGTCTATGGCCATGCGCTGGGCAGTGAACTCGGTGGACACGAGGTCATGGAATCGGGGCATATCCCAATGCGACCAGTGACCATGGAGGCCTTCGGCCATGCGGCGCTCCCTGGCGCAGCGCAGGATGTGGGCCCATTGTGTTTTTGTCATCGGATCGGGTTGTGTGGTTGTCTACTCTTATAGTATAGCGGATGGCGGCTGGGCCGTTAGGTGGGGGGGTCCCGGGCGGCTGGGCCGTTAGGTGGGGGGGTCCCGGGCCGCAGGCCCGTAACGGCCCAAAGGTCCGACCCACCACCCCTGGGGTGGTCTTATTATCAGGACCCACCCCCTGTATATGGGACCCGCCTGACCCCGCTGATCCGCCAGCCAAAAACCCCAACTACTGCAGTAATCCGGTTGAAAGCCACATATACCGACCCACCTGCCATGGCACGCTCAAAATCAAAGAACAAAACCCTCGCGGTAGGTGATACGGCCCACGCCGGCATCGCCGCGCTACAGGAACGCCTCGGGCTCAAAAATCACGACGAGACGATACGATATCTGTTGGACTATTACTGCAGTAGTGAACTCACCCGAGCCACCTGAGCCGGAACCGAGACCAGGAAATCTTGAGCCCGATGATATATATCATACACCCCCGTATCGTCATTGAAGGGGTACACCAGCTCCTCAGGCCCCGTAGTCCTTCATCGGAAAGTCCCCAACATGCCCAGCCACAGCACGACATCGTCTGGGTCGGCTTCACGGGGGAAAGTCGCCAGCACCGTTCGAGGGTTGCCCCGATCCGGTCCGCCGCCTCATTCACAGACCAGACTGTGTTCGAGCGGTAACAGATCTCAACGATCCGGGCCATGTCGGGGTCGAGAGGGGGGTGGGGCAACATCATGGTGAGAAGGTGTCCAGCAGGTCGATCGCCGACCGGAGTTCAGACACCCACGGCCCCGGTTCACCTGCCTCGAACCTGTCACAAGAATACACAACACCGTGGGCCCGGTGGACGAAAAAGAACCTGCAGGACAGTGCGTCGTAATCCCACTCGAGACCCAACTCCATTGCAACTTTCCCGGCTAGCGGGAGTCGGCTATTCAGACACATGTATCCGGTCATGGTGCCAATCTTGCCCGGTGGAGGCGGTTCGTCTCATACCAACCCGCGATCTCCGGCACCCACCCAGTGACATGGGGCCACACCATGTCGCACAGGGCCTGGATTTCCGGCTGCGCGTCACGCTTACTGCGAAGGTCAAGAAAGTGGAGTGCGGAGCGAAGGCTAAAGCTCACTACGAAGTGTTGGCGAAGATCGAAGGGGAGGATGCCGCGAGCGTGTTCCTCGGCATACCCCGCCAAGATGAGTTCTTCGTAGCGAAGAGCTGCCTGGCTGCAAAGGAGCAAATCCTTTCCCCTTTGGTGTTCGGTGTACAGATATTTCTTTCCTTTTCGGTCGCTATAACTCCCTGCCGGTCTCAGATAGAACACCTCTTCTGGGGATATTTCACCACGGGCGGCTTTGCATACTCTTTCGCCGGTATACCGACCACTCTGTACATCGAATGAAATCCCGACCCGGTGGGTGCGGGCCTGCTGCATTACCGAGTGGGGGAACCAGCCCGCGTTAAGCACGATCGATACGTGTTCGGTGGGGCCGTAGTGACCCCGCTCGCCGGCCAGCAGCCGCTTGACACACAGTTCCCCCGCTCGTGTTTCATCGGGCCACGAACTCCGCTCGTCGACAACAAACCCCTCGCTGTAGTCCTGGTGCATGGCGGCATAGATGACTTGTTGCGGGGTGGGGGTGGCGGCAATCAGCTCGACGCGGAAGTAAGGGTCGGGGATCATGGTGGGGGTTACAATGGTGAAAGATGCAAAAAGTGCATCTTTGGCCGTGAGGGACAACGGGAAAGGTATACAAAAAACGTATACCTCACCCCCCGGGTCGATTTAAGTTTCTCCAGCACTCCCGAACGTCAACTCGACCATCGCTCCGGTCCAGGACTTTAGAGTAGCCGGCCGCAGCCCGCACACCACCCCCGTATCGGTACACACCGCCCCGGACTCGTCGACAAACACCCCATGCAGGCACAGACCGTCACCCGCCAACTCCACCGACCCGATGTACGTTTGGAAGTCCGGATCGATGTGTACCTGGTCTCCGGTATACGGATCGTGGATGGAGTGTAGCGTGGTGTTCTCGGCCACATACAGTGCGCCGGACGGTTTGTCGGCCACGACCACCCGATCCAGGGGGATCTTGCGTTCCCGCAACAACCTAAGGATGTCGGCTTGCCGACCGGTCCGGACCACGACTACGTCCAGGCTGGGGCGGGGTTTATCCTCCTCAGCATTAAACACTATGACGCGGCCCATATCGACTCCATTAGTAGTTGTGGTCGGGTGACCGGCTCGAGACGGACCGGCTCGGTACCATAGTACCAGATGCGGTCGGTGAGGTAGGGGATATATAGGGCCTCCCCCGACATATGGATCCGGTACACGTGCCAGTTGTTCCCTACCCACAACGTACCGTCTCGGCATGTATACATGGTTATGCGGTTTACCGAACGGATCTGGTGGTAGTAGAGGCTTGGGCATACAACCCTATGCGGACGCGTCCACCACCGCAGGGGGAGATGGATGTGGCCGCAGGGGGAGGGGCGGATGTTGGTGGCCGTCAGGAGACTCATGGCGCAGGTGTGTTTAGGTGAAAGCTAGATGGGTGTGCCGATAATCGGAATAGGGGATACCAATAAGCTAGCTCTACAAAAATATCGCCTCAAGACGTAGTTCTTCGTGACTTACCCGTTCGGCCCGGAGAGTGGATCGAGACACAGAGTCGTGCCACAACCTCGTATCGCTATTGAGGTAAAACCCCGTAGGGCTCCAGCCCTGACGAGGGACTATCCGCCAAATCGACTTACCGTCGTTCCATAAATGACCGTGGGAGATTACGTACAGCCCGCTGTACCGTATTGTCGTATCGAGTATGGTGGATCTGGGGTTACGAGCTCTGGGGTCAAGATACCAGGAGTGTGGCAGGTACAGGTAGGATTCGTTACCTATCCACCGTGTGTTGTTCGTGCAGTATACGGGGGTGTTCATGGAGTGTTAAAGCACAGATCGAGCTCGAGTTCGGTCCCGGAGATGCGTTTCCAGCGGAGTGGCCGGGACTCCCCCCCCTACACCGATGTGGAGACGGGTTCGACCTGATGCGTCCGGCTCGTAGGTGAGGAAGAACCGGCGGGTGTGAGGCAGACATCCCAGGACCACCCTGGACTCACAGCCGGACGTAAGGCCGGTCCAGACCCGATCCCCCCGTTTCCGGTAGATGGCCGGGATACCCCACCGATTAGTCTCCTGGTCCCCGTAACACGTGTTTGGTAGGTTTTCCGGCAGACTTATCGCCCTATGGATCTGTCCGGCTCGTATCAGGTACAGGGACCGTAGGTATTTTCCCTTATCCGGGGGAGCGTAAAAGCCGGTGTAGGGGAGAGGGGGCGACGTGCAGAACCAATAGACGCGAGACATTTTAGGTGAAAGCTAGATGGGTGTGCCGATAACCGGATAAGGAGTATAGCAGTAGGACCCCCCCCTACCCGAACAACCGCTCCAGCTTGTGGAGTTTGCGAAAATTAACGATCCGGCTCTTTTCCATGCATACCGGGCTGAATACAACATCGCCGATGTTGGCTATGTCTGTTTTCCAGACATTACGGTTACCGTCCACGTAGTAAACACCCTCGGGGGTGCAGAAGAAGGTCATGCGACTTCTAAACTCCATACGGAGGACATATTCGGATACGCTGTTACTTTCATATAGCGTAGGACGGAGTGAGTATCTCCCCAAATGGAGGTGACCATGGCGCTTGGTCACTGATGCCGGCTTGGTGGTAGTGGTCATCCGAACAACCACTCCAGCTTGTGGAGCTTGCGGAATAGTACGGGGGTGTTGTCAGCAAACCTGCCGACCGGATCGAAATACACCCCATCACTACCAAACGGGATATCAGTCTCGTATACCTCCCTCCTCCCATTGACGTAGTAAACGACTGGTGGTACGTAGAAAAAATCCCTCGCTACGCAGTTCTTGACTACTGCGCGATGTACCGAAGACGATACGTGGCCCAGATACATCCGCCCGGTGTCTGGGACGACACTGTTCCACCCCACCCGTATGTGCCCGGGCTTCCTATCCACCGATGCGGGTTGCCAGGTCATACGAACCCCACAGTGGGTTTGGTCACCCCCCCACCCTCCCCGAGCAGTTCGGCCAGTGATACGGGCGCGGTGCCGGCGTAGTCGGAGCGTATGGCGCGGGCCCGGTCCGGCTCGAGGCGCCCAAACTTCATAACATCGAAACACCGGCCCGGCCGCAACAACGCATCGTCGATGTCCCGCACCGAGGGCAGGTTGGTGCTGAAGATGATTTTCTTACCGGTCGTGCTCATCAGGCCGTCGCCTAGGTTGAGAAACCGGTGCATGATGGTGTTGCCGCTCTTTGAACGGGAGGACAGGAAGCTATCGGCATCCTCCAGGACCATGAATGTCTCCTCGCCGGACATGAAATCGGCGAAGATCTCGTCGGACTCGAGGATGGATGTGTCGTAGGAGACAATGGCTCCGCCACCCGTGTGGTGCAGGAGTCCGCGGATGAAGGAAGTTTTGCCGGTACCGGGCGGACCGATCAGCACCAGGACGTTCGATCCGGATGCCATGAACCGGTCGTAGTAGTCGGTGAGTGGTTCGCCCGCTAGGGCGGGGTAGAACTCCGTCCGGGGGAGATTGTCGGTCCGGATTGGTAGTTTGATGCTGTCGCAGTTCGCCTTGTACACCCACTTGACACGGACCGGGACCGGATCGAATCGCGACGTGATGGTGCGGGTGGCTTCATCGACGGCGTCTTGCCTCCCCATGATGTCGATTTCCGCAACCCGGTCCGTGTACTCGGCCATCACCAGCACCGATTGGTCCGGGCTCTCGATGGCCAGTTTGCGACCGGATCGGTAGCTGGGGAGGCCGAATAGGGGTATGAGGTCGGCGATATCCTTACACATCACCGCGATAGTGGTTTCGGTGAGGGTCTCTGAGCTTTCTACATACCGGAGCTGGAAGCGTCGCTCGAGATATTCGGAGAGGCCGTATACGGATTCGGATAGTAGGAGGGTGCGAGGCGTGTTGTCCGTCATGGGATAAGGGGTCCGTATGGGGCGGTAATTGAGCATGGGGGGGGGTGGGGGTGGGTGGGATTTCCAGGCCCGCCCCACCCGCTGGCTAGGAGGGCTGAGCGGTGAGGGGCTGCGGTAGGGGACAGCATGGGCGCTATGGGGGATGGGCCTACCGGGGGGTCTAGCCCTCGCCCGGGGGTGGGGGCTAGCCCACCCACCGGCATCGCCCAGGGGACCTCCAGGTGGGGGGGGGGCTAACTCACCCGGACAGACGCCAAGGCACCGGGGGGGGGCCTAGCCCGGGTGGTGGGATAGCCCATCCGGTACAGCCGCCAAGGCACCTCCGGTGCGCCAGGGCTGTCTCAGCCCTCGATCCGGGCCACATCGCCATATGGGAAGTCGGGGGATGGGGTGCCGCCCGGGCTGACCACCCACAACAGCGGGTTGGCGGTATCGTAGTCGAGGGCGAGGTTGGCGTAGCCGTCGGTGAGGATGATGGGGAGGATCGATGAAGGGGAGGACTCAGGGTTGGCGTCCCGATAGTCGGCGATATGGGCGATGATGGGGTCGAAGGAGGTGCCGCCGCCGCCGGTTAGGTGGAAGGAGGTGGTGATGGAGGAGATGTCGCAGATGGGGTGGATGGTGGTGTCTTGACCGGTGAAAGCTATACAGGTAATATAAAAAGTTGATAGTTTAAAGCTAAACTTAAAACCTACAGTGCGTTATAAAATAACGCCTAGTATTCAGTCCCCTCCCCTTAAGCTTTCAACCAGGGCAAGGGGTTTCGGGAATGGTCGCATGCTCGAGGTGGGGGTTCTGGCCGCTTACGCGGGGGTGTGGTGAAGGGATCGATCACATATACCGGCTATGGGCCCTAACGGGCCGGCCGGCCCGGCTTCGCCGGGACCGGGAACGGATCGGAGGGGTGCTATGATGGGACGAGCTCGAGATGGTACCGTGGCGAGTTTAGACCGGATCCAGGCGGCTTGTGCTCAGTACGGATTGCGGGTGGAACAGTGTCGTCCCAGACACCGCTGGGCGGTGTATCGTCCGATGACTGAGAAGACCATTGCCGTTATAGATATTTGTGATATAGCCGATGGGGAGGTGGACGAAATCGTCACGCAGTGGGTGTTAGCTGAGTCATTCGGAACTACTTTGTCATGAACTATCACAACCTCCGTGAGATGTGTGATCGGTACGGGTTGCAGGTAAGTCATAACATCGCCGGCAAATGGGAAGAGGGTGATAGAGAAGTGGGGCTGGAGTACCTGCTATCTGTGCGGGAAGACTTTGGACCCGGATGCTGGCCGATACGGGTGTTGGGACGGATCGGGGTGGGTGAGTTAAAGCTGATGGAGCAAGACCAACTCGAAGAGCTTGTAGTGGGGTGTAGTTTGGCATCCTTCTCTCCGTGACCTGGCGTATCGACCAGAAAGAGGATAGGATAAGGGAGCTATGCGACCAGTACGTACTGGATTTTGAATATGCGTGGGGCAAATACTACATAGGGGCGAGATCGGACTGGGACAGTCCGTCAGTGATCATATTCAGTAGGCGGGATTTGTCAGAATGGGATGAGGACAGGATTGAGGAGATCGTACTGGAGTATGTGTTGTTAGCGGGATTTTGACACGGTGTGGTAAGATGGGGGCTAGTGACATGGAACGCGAACCGATGGGGCTGCGGAACAGGAAGAAGTTTGCGGGGCTTTGTAGGCGGTACGGGTTAAGGTGTAGAGAAGACCGGGATCGCCGTGAGACCCTCGTTTTTAGGGCGGGTGAGCAGTACCCGGACAGGGTGGGTATCGTAACCTTCTACGAGCTTAGGGATCCGGATTGGGAGAAGTTAGAGAACTTGGTGGTGGGTATATCTCTCGATACATGGGAGATATGTTAACGAAACCTATGTATCGAGAAAATCTGTCGTGGACCGCAACCTCCGGGGTTTTGGATTCTATCTGTAGCGACCTTGACGTCGAATGGCTCTATGACTCTCGGCGGTGTTTAGTCATATTTCGAGAGTCTAAACCGAAGCATCGAACCGCTCACGATCTCGAAGTGTGTTTTGGGGACCCCGATTCCCTCGAGTTTAGGGTTTGGGAATCTGTTGTTATGCGAATGCCGGAGGTAGACATCCAGAGGATGTTAGAGTCGTGGTTGAGGGGGAGGTCGAGATGAACACGCTGAGGCAGATAATCGACCGGAGGGGACGCGAACTCGACCCGAACTCTCGCGCCGACCAGATCCTCGGGCTGTGTTTTCGGTACAATCTGTTTGCGGTAAAGGATAAGGAGGGGGGTAGGGTTCTTGTCGGGACGTTGACCCGGTACCTGGGGATTGTCGGAGTGAATGAGGATTGGGAACACATCGAAAACAAGATCGTGTCGATGTCGATGGAGGAGATGTGGGATTGACACCACCGGCCGATAATGACATAGGGAGCTACGACCGGCTTCGGGAGTTGTGCAAAGAGTATGGGTTGGTCGCGATCCGGAACGACAACGTAGGGAGGTGGGAGCTGGCGTTGCCGGCCCCCGGTTCGGAGTGGGAATACGTCCGGGTCGCGCAGGTGTCCGACATGGACATGTACTATACGCCGTGGCGCATGGTCGAAAAGCGTATCGTGGTGTCTATCCTGGATAGGAGTTTTCAAGACAGTTAGTTATGACCGACCCTTATGGTGTTAAAGGTGCTAGGAAGATTTTCGCGGAGCGGTACGAACAGTATCTATTCCGTACAGGGCAAAGGTTCGAGCTCAATTCCGATGACCCGGTGGCCCGGGAGTGCGCGAGGTATGGGCTAGAAGTGGTGTTTAGGAGAGGGAAGTATCTGATCGGTAAGGGGGACGATCTGTACGGAAGTATTAGTCCGTGGTTTCAGGAGGAAGGAATTAATCTGGTCGAGGTCGTAGCCGGTCTATTTGTCACCGGACCTTTTGATGACGCTTGACAACCAGAGGGGGATCAGGTCGCGCAAAGCCCGGACCAGGAGTCGGAGTAGGCTTTTGGCTACAGGCTTTAATACGGTTTCGGCTACCACTACTCCAGCAGATGAAGCTACGGCTATGTGGACGTCGGCCGTATCAGGTGTAATCATGTCTCGGGGGTGTTGTGGTGTTGACAGGGTGACGAATCACGTCGTTTAACCGAGGGTAGGCCCTCAGCCCTGCTGTTTTATCGTGACGAAATGGAGGCCTGAACTCCTTGATTTCGTCTGAGCGACGGGAAACTGTCGCTGTACCTCCCGGGGCGCCCTTCGGAGGGTTCCGGCCGGGAGCAGAGTAACTGTAGCACGGGATACGGGGTTAAGGTAGCAAGTCGGGAGGATAAGGCCAATCGGATAGGCGGTAGATCAGCTCGTATCCGGGCAGGAGGGGGCGGTGACGGGCAGGCGCGGTAGATCGCCCCAGCAGCCCCGTGTACACATCGTTCCGGGTGGTATAAACCACGACCTCGTCCGCGTCGTAGTCGTAGGAGATGGCGGTTTCTCCGGAGTCGTGTGGGTCCATGGGGGTTAACTCTCTCCCTCAGCTTTCACCGCCCCCGTGCCCATATCACGCTGGTGGGAGAAGCCCCGCCCCCATATCACACTGGATTGTGTCGAAACAGGCCCGCAGCCAAACCCAAAAGAAAAAGTCCTTTCAGCCCCCTATACGCCTACTATTAAGTTTTAATAAATAAAAGGATATATATATAGATGGGGCTGAGGGGACGGGGACTCAGGCGAAAGTTGATTTTCGGAAAAATTTCAGCCCAGTCATAGCAAGCGATCTGGAGGAAGCATTTTACCCAGACACCCGATATGGGGGTGATCGCACCCTCTTCCGCGAGGGGGCAACAATACCTATCAAAATACCCCAAAGAAAACTGACCCCCTTTAAGAGACTAAAAACGACCAAAAGGGAACTAAAAGGCCTTTAAATGATAAGCATGACGTTTTCACAAACGTTTGAAATGTTTCAGTCAAAGATGCCCCTAAAAACACCCTGTTTTAGAGACTAAAAAGGACTTTTTTGATATTCATTTTCTTATTTTGATAACCATGGGTGTTTTGATTTGAGGTTATTTTCTGAATTTCCCCAAATCCGTTGCAGCGCAATAGGTTTGACCTTATCAAAATAACCGTGACTTCTGGGCCACTTCGGGTACTTTTACTCTCTAAACCCATATACAACTCAAGTTACAAAATTTGTTGATAGCTTGATAGTGGCCCCCTGTGCTACAATTGTCTAGTATTCACCCCTCCGCCATGAGCCTTACCCGCCAAGCTAAGACGATCCTGGGCGAAGCAAACCCCAGCATCACCTGGCTTCGATCTCAACCCAAAGAATCCGTTATCCAGGCTGTCCTCGAGATGAAGAGGATTTATTCAACCGACTCCATGCACCAACGACAGATGGCCCATGACCTGGCGATGGCCGAGATAGATATCCGTAAGCTGGAGCTCCAGTCCAAGCTGGAGGCCACCAACAACATGATCCGGTACGGGGTCGAAATCAAAGAAAACCCGTATGGACCCAAGGCAATCGGTGAAGTCGCATCGGTCTGGAATGGGGAGGACACTCGGCACTCGGTGCTTGCCAAATCCCTGCCTGATTCCGACCTCTCTGAGCGGGCAAACCTGGCCGAGGAGCAGGGGATTGTCTGGAACTTGCAGAACAAACGGCCGGAGCGTGAGTCGACTATCCGGAAGAAGGTAGAGGGGTGGGAGAAAGGTCTGGATCGAGGGTTGAATGCCGACCTCGCCGTCTACGCCATCAAAAGTGCGGAGGCGATTAAGTCCTCAGGGCCGGATTACCGGGCCTTTATGACCGGCCTATGTATGCAGATGGAGCAGGGGTTGGGCAAAGACCCTCAGCATAGGTATCTAGTGCCCCGGTTTAAGAATATAGCCAAACAGTACAATGCCACTGTCCAGCCGACACCAATAGTCCCCCTCGAGCGGGCCGAGAAGGTCATTGATCAGATCTACACTGAGTGGTTGTGCCCCGACTACCGAGCCGTGATCAAGAAGAACGATGAGACTAGCAAGGTACCAGGTACCGACCACCTCAAACGGATGATAGCCAAGCACATCGAGATGCTGGGGGATATGGGTGAAGATGAAACGGTAAAAGATCGACCTTTTGCCGTCAAGATCCTGTGGGACCTAACTCAACCGTACACCTTCCCCATCATTAAGGATAATCTGGCCTGGGACGTTGCGTGTCAGAGGGCCATAGAGTACCTAGACTACTCCAATATCCATCAAACCCACAGCCGATCACCAAAACTCATGGACGATATGTACTATGAGTGGTGGTTGGGAATGTGCGAGAGGGTGGGTTTGGTGTGATCGGGGCTATTCTATCCCCCTAACAGCCATTTCGGTTATAACCCCCACGTCGATACGCCCAGAACCCTCCGGGGACGGAAACAGATTCCCGTCCCTGTCCGCGTTAACACACTTGTACTTGCCGGGATTATTCTCAATCCCGTTGTTCTGAGAAACAGTTATGGTGGGGAAGTATTCCAGATCCGAGGAGGTGTATAGGGGGGTGAGTCGGGACTGGAAACGTCTCTCGTTGATCTGGTGAAGTCGATCGACTACCGACGACTCGAGATTCCCCTTCTCACTCTTCCCGTACCACTTGTCCCAAATCATCCCGCTGGTAACAAAGAACTCAAACGCCCTATCATCTTTCAAGGCAAGAAGCTTCTTGCACATATTGTTCCGGCTTGTGATGGTATCAGAAACATTCCCGAGCTTAATTTCACACCGGTAAGGTCCGAAATCCTTGTCAAATCCGACACGAGCCACATCGCGGTAGATTGCGGAGAGGTCAATACCGTCAAAACTAGAGTTTTCCGCTATGTTTCTGGTGATGATGGCGGTCCAGACTAGGTCGGATAGGTGGTGACTGTGGTCGTCATCCCCAAGGGACCGGACACCCCCCCGCCCATATCTTTTTTCACGAGCGGACGATTCGGCTCTGCGTCTCGTCACATCGTGTAGCAAGAAGTCTCGGTACAGGGCAGCGTACGTATCGAGATTGTTATCGGACCTGAGGCTCGGATCTTCACGAACCGACTTAACGATGTCGCGAGAGTTTCCGGGCCTGTTCACATACAGAAACCGGTACAGGAGGTTGTAGTCAGTCATCTCTCTCTTAATGAATTTGGTGTACGCCCCCTTGGAGGTGTAGTACAGTCCGGGGCCGGGGGAACTAGACAGGGATTGTTCCAGCTCGGAGGTGTTGATCACATTGTGGTGAGCGAGAAACAACAGGCACGGCAGTCCGAAGTATCCCAGGTTCCCCGTAGTCACCTTGCGGACGTTATTCCGGACAGATGAATCCTTAAGCTCTCGACTAAATTCCGCTCCGCTCAACGTGGAGCAAATATCCTGGAGGATGCGGGAGCTGCGGAGATCGGGGGATACCAACAACGCTCTAGCCGTACTGATCCGATTACCATTATTGTTTCTGATTGAGGGCAACTGGGACGATTTGTAAAAATCCTGTGGGTTGGTGTAGGCCTCATAGATCCGCTTGACGAACTTATCCTCCTGGAAAAGGTTGAGCAGTTCGAAGCTGGGGTTCGATATGACCTCTTTGAGGTAGAGGCGTGCTGCCATGCACATGGTGGCAGAGTCGCAGTTGGGGTTGGATGCTACCGCCTTACGGACTCTGGTTGATTGAGTAGAGGCCCAGGCCTCCCTCAATTGTTCCTGAGTAGCATCGGGGTCTATCGCCACCCTGTGCAGGTCGTCGACAGTTTCCCATGCGGGCAAAATCTCATTTACGGTGGTGGTTTCCATTTTTGGGGCGGCGGCGGGATGAAGAGGCAGTAGCTACACGTTCGGTGATGTCACACCATAGTTCGTTTGAGCACTCATGACTGCAGCAGTATTCGGCGGCGTACAAGGACTTGTAGTAGGTGCGTCTGCCGCAGACACCACAGTAGCCGTAAGACTTTTGCAGGTAGTAGGTGTCGTCGTGAACGTGGACGAAAGGGTCGTAGGGCCCAAAGAAAGTCTTTCGGGGCTGGTGAGGATCGGCCATCAGCGATGCTGATAAGGTACTTAGATACTATAGCCTAAACTTATCAGTTCTGTCAAACCATGCTAAGGTTGATAGCAAGACAGGACCGCTGCCATGAAACCCCCCAAACGTTACCAGGAAATTTTTGTAGAGAGGGAATTCCTGACGGCCCGTACCGAAGTGATTTACCAGGTGACCAAAGTCAACTCGGACACCTATCGGGTCATCCTAGAGCATCCGGTATTTGGGAAGACTCTAGAGATATTCGAGCTGGATAAGGATGGAGATCTGTGCCTCAAGTCCGTATTCCCCACAGAAATGCAGGACAGCATTGAAGAGATCCAGTCGGTAAAATCATACTACAACGACTACTTGCTCGATGGGTCTGAGTCATACCTGGAGTATCACAACCCCGAGGTCGGATACTTTTTGTTGAGCCGGAACATTGGCGTGTACCCAACCAGCACCTATCAGGTTGACGATGAAGACGAATAATACCCAACTCGTATCGATTGAGGCCGAGCTATCAGCCGACTTCCTCGCATACAGTACGGCCATTTATAACCGTGCGCTACCGGACATCGTAGACGGCCTCAAGGTGGCCCAGAGACGAGTCCTTTTGTCCTTGCACGATCTACGACTCTGGCCAGACTCCCCCTACTGCAAGGTGACTAGGGTAGAAGGGCACACCTTGGGGACGTATCACCCCCAGGGAGGATGTTCCGGCACAATAATTAACCTGGGGCAGGAGAGTTCGCTGCGTTATACGTTGACGGCGATACACGGAAATGCGGGCGGATCGATCCAGACCGGCAATTTCATCGGACAAATGGTCTCGGATGACTCACCGGCCGCACCCCGCTACTTAGAGGTCAAAGCTACTAATTTCTGTCAGCGAGTATATCTTTCCGAGATCCGGAAGGGGTTGGGGGAATGGCGCGATAACTACGACGGAAGTCGGTCGGAGCCCACCCGTATCATACCAGCCCTACCCTCCCTCCTGCTCACTGGCGCAGTAGGCATAGCCTCCGGATACGCGTGCTCGCATGTCCCCTGGAACCTAAGAGACGTGGTGAATGCCACCATCGCCCTGATCCGCACACCGGGTATGACCGATGCAGCTTTGGTGGCGAAGTTCACCAATCCCCCCGAGCCTCCAGCCGGAGGTCGCGTGGTTTGTGATGGGGGGGTCCGGTCCGCGCTATTGACAGGGCGTGGCCAAATAACGGTTTATGGGGAGTGGGAGATTGATGATTCGTTGGCTTGGGGCAAGAGGTCTACCCGCCCCGCCCTAATCGTTACCAGGCTGGCTTCAGGCTCAAGCGAGAAATTCCTGGAGCGGGTGAGAGATTTTGCCGATGCGGAGAAGTTGCCCGGCCTACTGGATGCCGCTGACCACTCGAGTCGAGATGGTGTCCGGATTGTGTTGGTTACCAAGACCGTAGAAGACCGGGACCGATTGCTGGGAGTTCTGGTCCATAATGGTACGGGACTCAAACATACCCTCAGTGTTAATGCCACTGCGGTGGGGTGTGATGGGAAACCTCGCACCGTGGGGGTGCGCGAGTCGATACGGACGTGGTACGAGGCGAGGGTGGGGTATTTGACCGAGTCGAATCGGTCTGAGCTGAATCGCCTCAGCATTGATTCGGACCGTATGGTTGCGATTCTGTCAGTCCTGAACGATCTAGACAATTTCATCAGTACAGTACGTGGTGCGAAGGATAAATCGGATGCTGTTGAGAAAGTCTCCGGGGTGTGGAAGATTTCTGCTGATCTGGCCAAGTACGTCATCAACATCCCCATCTCGACCCTGATCAATACGGAACGGGAGGATATCCAGGACCGCCACGATAAACTATCAGCCGAGATCGATAACCTCACGACTCTGTGCACCCCGGGCCCCGCCCTCGACACCTACATCTGCTCCGAGCTCGCATCCCTCAGGGGCCTGTGCGGCCCGGCAAGGTCGGTCTGGATGGGGGGTGACGTACCTGCCCATCAACAGTCCGTAAAGCCCCCCACGGAGCGGGAAAAGATGGCTGAGGAGGCCAAAGCTTTGGGTATTAGTGCCCGCGTACTGGACCAGTGGATAAGGGATAACACCGGGACGGGGAAGTTATTCGACAAGTGGCAGGAGTACAAGTTGGAGTACGATCATCGGATCCAGATGACCACTCGGGACGGGAAAAAACAACGACGGATCGAGCTGGACAAGATCCGGGCTGATATGGAGGGTCGTGGCCTCCCCCGGCGTGGTCAATACGCCTGGAACGCATTTCTTTCCCAGTATGGGAGTTGCCGGATGGATACTATTCGTGATAAGGTGGTGGAATGGCTATCGAAGCTACCGCCACCCCATAATGCCCACACCAATCCGGATCAGCCTAAGTCCGCGACACCTCGAACTCGCAGAAGCCGAGGCTCAGAGGAGGCAGGGGGGAAACGAGATGGCAGGGTTGAGGGGGAGAAACCGAGCCCCGGAGAGGGGTGGCCGGGCCCTTGAGCTTCATAGGCTAGGGGCTATGGGGGAGGTAGCGGCAGCAGTTCATTTGGGGCTGGAGTCCCACCTGTTCAAGGAGTTAACGGCGAGACGGGGATCAGCCGATCTACCAGGCGATATCGAGGTGAAAACCCGTTCCCGACACAAGTATGACCTGATAGTGCAGAAAGACGAGCGCCCCGGGAAAAGGCTGGTACTGGTCACTATCGAGAATAGGTCCGTATTCCTGCATGGGTGGTGTGAGGCTACAGATGTTATGGAGGAAAAGTACTGGGCTGATCCTGCAGGTGGGCGTCCGGCATATTTCGTCCCTAAAGGTGTCTTACGAGACATTACCGAGTTGCGTTCTCTTCTGGTTTTGGTTGAAAGCCAAACAGATCATGACACAACCGCATGGAATACATTTACTTCACCCCCGTGTTCATCCTATTCTACATGATAGCAGTGGATAGAAATCTGGGTGAGTATTTATACCTAAAACTGTGGTCCGAGCCCCTATTGGGGTTCAGGACATCTGTGCTAAAATACCGACTACTGCTCTCTATCCGGTATGATGGGTTTTTGCTCAAGCGGGGTATTGTTCCCCGCCGATTTCATAAAATGGCTAAAGATATCCGTAATGAGACCCTTAACCCAAAATGAGCTCGAGTCGACACCCTGGTACGAGTTTGGAAGCTACGTCGAGTGCTGCGTGTCTCTCAAACGCGCAGTTAGCATTACAGGATGGGTTCGGTACCAACTGTACTACAGGAGTTTTGGTTCTTGAGGACACCAACAGACTCGACAAAACCGACACTTTGTCACACTTCTCCCTAGGACCGTGCTAGGATCGGACAAATCACCCGAGACCGTGGACATGTCACACCCCTGGAACGATCTAGAACAGCGTTTTCTCGAATTTACAACCACCGTCAAAGAGCTTGCTAAAGCGATTAGTGTGGTAGTTGAGGACAGCAGGGTTCCTGCTGAAATTTCTGACACAGTGTCCAACCTGGCTATCGGACTCACATCGTATACCACAACGTGCGAGGATGAGATAGCGACGGCGATGGAAGGGAAGATATGTCACGACTACAGGATCGAAGCATTGCAGCAAGTCACGGGGGTGATGGTGATTGGCGACGATTACTCGATACAGTTGCCAATGCACGCCACTCAGCTACTGGGGTGGCAACCCGGAGACCAACTCAAATGGAAAATAACGGATGATAACACTGCAATCATCTGGAAACTGGCTGAGTAACGTCCTCGAACCAGATTGGGAGGTGAAAACTGACATCGCAGGGGTGGCTTTACTCCGATCGCGACACTTTTCCGACCCCGCTCGGGGCATATTTTACTGCCGAGAGTGCGTTTTGGACGTCCCAGGCAAGTTTTTTGCCGAAACCTCCCTCGTGTATCCCCAATCCCGGGGTGTTTTTCCCATTTTCGGCTCGGAATACATCCAAATGGCGCGAGGGTCGTTCGGAGCAGTAGATTTTCACCCAACACAGACCGAGAACAACACAATTCCGGACGATTTTGGGTCCTACCCCAACCGAACAGTATCTAAATCCCCCCACTACGACCTCGACCGGCACTTTTCGCCCGTCCTGTGGCACAAAAAGTCGCCGGATGACTTCTATGACGAGTTTGCGGACGTTGCCGGAGAGCGTTTAACCCACTACTTGAGGGTTTTACCACCCCCTACCGCCCCCGACTCCGCCTCCTTCGCCCCCTTCGACGCGTACATGGCCCTTAACGACCCTGCCCGTGGTATACTTAAGGCGTATTTTGGGATCGAGTTCTCAGATGACTACATCCGACGGTTCCTCTTTCCGCACTGTTGATGTAACTGTAAGCTCAGACACCTTCAAAGAGATAAAGCTCCGGGATTTGGAATTTTACCGGTCTCTAAACCCAAACGAACCCCTGTCCGGCCTGCTCCCCCACAAACTTGTCCAGAAAGACGAAATAACGGGCTTTGTTTCCCTCGGGGCGATGGCCGTCGTGGTCATTACTAACGGCCATATCGTTAAAATCCTAGAGAAGGTCGAAAAAATCGTAATGAACAACCCGGACGGGATGAGTTACAAGCTCAACTCCATGTTTACGGACAAAAAAGACCAGAAGTGGACGGGTCCAAGCCCCGGTACACTGAGAATTTTCGGTACGGATCGGGTGTGTTTTTATACCGGACGAAGCTGGCGCCGTATCCGTATTAACAAAGTCTCGGAATGAATAGTGTTCTGTACTGTCCGGGTCGTACCACAGTTAACCACGAACAGTTTTTATTAGAGTACGGAGGGTTATCAAATTACCGATTCCTCGTACTTGATACGTCTACCGCCGGATTGGCGTATGCGAGTGGCTCCAGCGAGTTGATTTTGTGCGCGAATGAGAGATATCACCTCGAAATGCACAAATTTCTGACAATTTCCCCTGCGCACCGGTACATCAGAGATGTGTGGGAGAACAAATACGATGGCGGGATGAACTGGAGAGAAAGGGGCAGATTTATCGCCGTACTTAACAACCGTACCCGCCCCAAAGTTATGCGCACTTGGGATGATATGGCCCGATATTACTGCATACTGGCTATGAGCGGGTTCCAGACTAACTTCCATAAGTGGAGATTGATCTCAGAGCATACCCCGGTCACTCCTAACTACACAGCTATCCGGGAGTGGGCACAAACACACAAGCACAAGACGGTACGATACTACCGACGTAACGTATATAATTTTCCGACCCCCGAACTTGACCCGGAAACAGTAATATACATCCATTTGCCCGATAACTTTGCCCCGTACGGGTGCGGGTACTCTTGGACCAAAAGAAAACTAAATCGCGTAGCCCAAGACCTGATCTACTTCGCCGAACTCGGTCAACCAATTATCCTAAGCATTACTCACGGCCGGTGGGGTAAGAGGGACACGGGCATTGAAAAACTATTCCCTGAGAATCTTTTCCGTTCCCACTATTACACAGAGTTGAAAGCTCAAAAGCCGGGGTTTAACTCCAAACCGATAACGGAGGCGTATTTAGTTGCAAATCTCGGGTAATGACGTCCGGGGGATGGGAAACCACACCCTGTTGAATGTGTGCGGGTGCGGAGAGATCGATAGGTTGAGGTCGCTGGCTCTGTTCAGGGCTTGGGCGGGCCCCATGTTAGCCTTGTGCGGCGCCGAGGTGGTCGATGTGCTGGGGTACCAGTTCCAACCGTTTGGCGAAGCCGGCTTCACGTACCTAGCCCTCCTCACCACCTCCCATTTCTCGATTCACACGTGGCCCGAGTACCGATCCGCCGCCGTTGATGTGTTCACGTGTGGTACTCGGGTCGATACGGATAGGATTGTGGCCGAGCTGGGTGGGTTTTTTGCTCCGGCATCGCAAACTGTCCAGACCGTGTTAAGGTAGAGGGGTATTGCGACCTGATCATGGCCAAAAAATCATCTCTTACCAACGTCAGTGCGTTAATTTTTTCCGGCAAACCCAAGAAAACCCGTCAAGGCTCGAGTATCACCACCAAGCTGTCAGCTACGAGCCGTAATGCACGGAAAAAGCGTTACCGGGGGCAGGGCACATAGGGGAAAAGCCCCCCTCTTGCGGGTTTAGCAATCTGGTGAATGCAGCGGATTCAAAATCCGCCTCTAAAGGCGTGGGGGATCGTAGCCCCCTTCACCGATTGGGTTGGTTCGGAAGTCCTCTAACACTTCCGGTAATACAGGGTAAAGATGTGCTTGGATAGCTATCTTTGTTCGTTTCCCAACCCACTTGTCCGCTTAGCTCAGTTGAACAGAGCAACTGCCTTCTGGGGTTTTTAGTAAACTTAGATCGGGAGCGTAACCCGATACCCCGTTAAGCAGTCGGTCGTGGGTTTGAATCCCTCAGCGGACGCCAGCGGGTATGGTGTAGTGGTAACATCCGAGTTTTCCAAACTCTAGTCATCGGTTCAAATCCGTTTACCCGCTCTGAAGAAAACCATGCTATAATGGTTAGTGACAGAGGGTAGGCCTCTGGACGTTCCTAATGAGTGCGTATCACGCCTGCTCCTCCGTCTATCCCAGGGTGCCATTTGCCGGTTTTCGTAGCCCTGGGTGGTAAAAATGGAAACCAGCCCGGCGGGTACAGGGCCCGCTTATTACCCCACGCTGCTCTGTCGGCGTGGAGCAGCCAGTTCTCTGGTCTGCGTTCCCCCGATACCCGGATTGTGGGTATCGGGCTTAAGTCCCGCATAAATAGGGCCGGAAGGGACGCCTTCCGACGGTATAGTTCCACCGCCATGGACCTTCGGGCCTCTGATGGAGACGGATTCGCCCCCAACTACTGCTTGGGGGTACTGGCCCTGAAGTGTATGGTACACGCCATGCTCATAGCATGAAATTCCGGGTTCGATTCCCGGCAGCGCCCTGATAAAAATGACTGGAGTGCGTTGAAAGCTACTTGACAGTACAAAATTAGCCCGAAAATACCCGTGTCAGTTTTTGGTAATTCCGACCTACCTTTCAAGACACGAGTATCACTCCTCGAAGAACGACTAGCATCATATGATGAGATAAGCAAACAAATGCTTAACAAACTCGAGCAAGCGGTTGAGAAAATTTCCGAGTCGACAAGGGACATTTCTCTGATCCTGATTCGACACGAAGAGCGCATCGACCGCTCCTCAGAGGCCAATGCGGCACTGATTCAGTTGATTAACAAGACCGAGAATGAATTAAATAGTAAGATTGAGAAGACTGTTGGAGTTGTTAAAAAGCAAGTAGAGACTAATACTGTCGAGATCGAAGACTTAAAGAAGGGGAAATGGGTGTGGGTCGGTGTTATGCTTGCCGTTTCGTTTTTTGCAGGTGAGTTTCGTATTTTCGAAAAAATTAATAGCCCACTCCCAAATGTCGGTGCGGAGCAATTACGCCGGATGTAGAAAAAATCCTGTCCTGTGTGATCAGTTCAAGACATAGACAACAACAACGACCCCTTAACGCTATAGTTTATTACCGGAACGAGGGTTCCCGCCCTCAACACCATGGTAGCCACGATCTCCCGTTCCCTGCTCAACCGTATTGCTCGAGTACTGATTCGGGCCATGCACAGCCCCAAGGCGGCGTTTCAAACCTATTTGGATGAAAACCCATGGAGCCTAGAAGCGAGAATATACGACACTTAACGGACACTGACTCACGCCCATATGCGTTTGTGGGAGACCTTCACAACCGGAGTAGCCTACTAGACTTGATACTCAGTCGTGACCCGACCCACAAGTACTACTATGTGTTTTTGGGGGACATTCTCCACAGAAAAATCTTCTTCAAAAACAGTAAACGTACCTCTCCGATCCGAATTCTCGAGTCTGTGGCGACCCTGATCGATCAGGGCCGAGCGACCCTGGTCCTTGGAAATAACGAAAATTACGTCCTTAAGTCGTTAATTATGCCGAGCCAGAGCATCAAGAAGAAGGAGCTGAAATACACCCTGGAGTGTCTACGCGAACTCCCCCTCACCGAGAGGCTGCGCTACATATCAATGTTGTCTAACGCCCCCACTCATCTCGAGCTGGAGGGCCGGTACCGCCTCGCTCACGCCTACTACCCCCACCCTGGACAAAACATCCCCCGGGATACGATTCTGTTCGGGCCGGGCTACGCGTGGTTCCGCGACTCCGACCTAGAGACCCGCCACATGATCGACCCCCAATACATGTACTTTTTTGGTCACTACGGGTTGCCATATCGCCGCGAGAACGTAAACATCCTCGATGCGACAAATCTTGAGGCGACTGGCGTGTACTACACCGATCGGGACGAATCCGTGGTATACTATTAGCTGATAGCTGGATAGCTCTGTGTCCCACCTAAGCCCCCTTGGGTACTCCGTCCTCTCTCCCTCGATGACCCGGGCGGCCTTTGGCGCTGAGGCTGTAAACCAATACTCCCCCGATTTATCTTTAGTCCCCGCGATCATGGAGGAGATGGAAAAGTTTGGGGTCAAGTTTCCGATTAAAAATCCGGATGCGTTTACAAAGATGCCCGAGTTTTATATACCACCGTTGGTAGGAAACAACATCTCCCAGCATTTTGATAACATAGGCAAAGAGATTTTATCCGATAGGGTTAAGTTATTAAAGAATTTTGCTGACTGCGATGTGCCACACCCTCCTCTCTCATCGGAGCTGGTGTACGCCAAAGGCTGGACGAGATACCGCTGGAACAGGATTGACGAGTACGAGACGGAGTGGGAGTGGGAGGTGGAGCCGGCCCCGGACGGATTGGCTGGAATCGATATCGCCATCTTTGACTGCGAGACATTCGTCAAGGGTACGGCGTTCGGGCATCCGATCCTCGCGACAGTCGTATCCCCCGACTCGTATTGGGTGTGGATGCACGATAGTTTTGTTGATGAGACGATACCCTACACGCCCACCCTGGTGCCTCTGGGGACGGTTAATTCCCTCCTGATCGCCCACAACGTGGGGTTTGACCGTCAACGCACCCAGGAAGCCTATTACCTGAAGCATGACCCATTTCACCCTACCGAGCCCTTCGGCAACTTGTGGTTTGACACCATGTCCGCTCACATCAATGTGTCCGGATTGGCATCGGAACAACGGTTCATGTTTACCCAAAACGACTCTTCGTTTACGGGCATTACCCAGCCTGTCTGGGCTGACAAGGGGTCGATGAACAATCTGGTCGATGCGTATAACTTCCACTGCCAGCCGATGATACCGCTGGAGAAGGAAACCAAGAAGACCCGTAATCTGTTTGTGGTGGCCGAGTCGATGGGGGATTTTGTCCCGGATCGTGATGAGCTGGTGACATACGCCCTGCAGGACGCTAAAGTCACCTACGACCTATATGCCGTACTGGTCCTGAAGTATCTTCAGGCTAACCCGTCTCTTACGACCCTATACGGGCATTTCGCCCAAACCGGATCGGTATTGCCGGTCACATCGGACTGGAATTACTGGGTAGCTAACTGCGAGAAGGTGTGGGAGGAGTCGATCTCTAGACAGGATGAGTTGTTGGGAGAGATGGCCGAACAGCTATTACTGGACTGGCGCAATGATGATATCGATGTTGTTTCGGATCCGTGGTTGTCCCAACTCGATTGGGAGGCCAATTACGCCTTGAAGAAGGACGGTAAGCCCAAGTCGGTGTGGTATGGGATTCCGATATGGTACAGGAAAAACGCCAAGAACAGCAAGGAGTTGGGGCGTATTGTACTCGAGCCCATCAGCACAAAAAGCCGGGTCAGCCACATCCTACTACGGTTGAAGTGGAAAGGGCAACCGCTGGTGTATAACAATCTACGTGGCTGGACTTATTGGGATGACGAGAAGTCACAATGCGAACGGGTGCCACACACCGATGGGGACGGAATAAATGTCGGTGGGGTCCTGAGCAAAGACTATCTGGATGATTTTGAATCTGGCACCCTATCGAGCGACTTGCCCCAAGCCCAAGAATTGATCCGTCTCGCGATCAAAGTTTCTTACTGGACATCGGTCCGTAGTCGCGTCAGGGACCAATTGCCGATACGGGCGATCGACTCCACGGAGATGACGATCGTCATCCCGCAGACCGTCCCCCACAACACGGCCACTAATCGGGCTGGAGAACGCCTCTGGCTGACTGTCCCCGACCCCAAGCCGGACAAGATCGGGACGGAGGTGAAGACTCGAGTGCAGGTCGAGTCCCCGTGGACATTTGTATCCTCCGACTATGACGGTCAGGAGTCTGTGGTGGCCTCGATCTTTGCGGATTGCCAGTACAGGATGGCCGGCAGCACTCAGTTTGGGCATAGCGTGCTGGCGGGTTCGAAGGAGGACGGAACCGACATGCACAGTGTGACCGCTAGCACTATTGGTATATCCCGGACAATTGCCAAGAACTGCAATTACGGGATGTTGTACGGATCCGGAGCCAAGACATTGGCGGCCACTATCTGTAAGGGGAACAAGTCGATATTGTTAGCTGACGCTTTGTCGATGGGCAAGAAGCTTATAGCATCGAAGAAGGGTAAAAAAGCTTCGGCAATGTCTCCCAACTTAATCGGCGGTAGCGACTCACTCGCTTATAACGAGATGTCCCGGATAGCCAATACACCCGTACCCCTCAACCCCCTCAGCGGGACTCGGATGTCGACAGCTTTCCGTCCCAAAGTTGTAGGTAGCGACTTTTTTACAATGCGGAATAATTGGGTAATTCAGTCCACCGGAAGCGCCATGCTGCACGCATTCCTTACGGCCATGGAGCACCTAACTAGGCGTTATGATGTCCGAGCCCGATTCTGTATGTCCGTACACGACAGCGTACTGTTTATGTGCCGCGAGGAAGACGCCGACCTCGTTAGTGCGTTGTACCAGATCGCTCACTTGTGGTCGTGGGCCTGGCTCCGGTACAATTACGGGATTTGCGAGATGCCTCACGCCAATGCGTGGTTCAGCAGTATCGAAGTAGACAAGATCTTTCGGAAATCGGCTACGGCCAGTACGGTGACGGTATCCCAACCCCACCACGAGCAGGACGGACGCGCCCACACTATAACAACCCTGATCCCCGTGCTAAACTCACTCCGTACCCTCGAACAGATCACATGACAAAACCCTTCAACGAGGATGTTATCTCGGAGCGTGAGTACATTGGGGAGTTTGTCAAAGCTTGTGATGAGTGCAGCACAGATTACGTTACAGGCTTTCTGGTCATGAATGAGCTCAACCCCAACAGCGACCTTAACAGACCCATCTATCACCTCCATAGGCTGCTGGTCGAACAAGCCGAGCTAAACCCTCGCGAGGCCATTTCCCTCATCGACAACGCCATCTACGCCCTGCTCAACGGAGGATCGTCCAGTTCCGTGGTATAGTTTCTTCGGAAGTGGAATCCCGTCAAAGGCGAGTGAGAGGACCTGACCCCTCGCCCGTCCTTTTTTTTGCTAGTTGACGCCGAGAGCATGTGCATGTTAGTCTCGACCCTACGAGAACTGGGGGGCTTGCCTCTCAATCTCCAATCGCTCAACTTTTCGGATTAGTTCGTTTCGTTGGGTGTCGCGGCCCCAGACAAGCGGAGGTAAATGGGAACTTTAGTTCTTACTCCGTCATCGCGCTGTTGCCGTTTGTCCTTTGCTAAATCCAAATGCTCAAATCACTTTCAGTCGCTATCGCCACCCTGGGCGTACTAGGTACCTCTCTCCCCGCAAACGCAGCCTCCTGCGGGTCTGCTTCGTTCTACGGTGTTGGAGACCCCTATCACGGCCGTCGTACTGCCAGCGGCGAGATTTTTGATGCCTACGGGCTAACTACGGCAAGTAAAACACTTCCGTTCGGAACCCGCATACGCGTCACCAATCAATCCAACGGTAAAAGCGTTGTGGTCCGAGTCAATGACGACGGTCCGCACGTCTACGGTCGTATCCTTGACCTGTCCTACGGTGCGTTCTCCCGGATCTCATCTCCGAGTCAAGGAGTAATCCCACGGGTGTGTTTTACGCGTCTGTAAGACTGGTTTCGGGGGCCCCATGGCCCCCGTTTTTTACATTTTCCCACAGGAAGAACCCAGCAAGTATTTGATAGACCGGAAGTCGGTCATCGCCGCCTCGATCAGATTCAGGATGCCGTATTCACCAGCGTCATCACACTTCTCATGGAGCTTGTCCAGAGCTTCGCACACGTCCTCAGCTACCCCGCACAACTCGGTTACCAGCTCGGTACCGGTCGACCACTCGAGCTCAGGCACATCATGGAACATTTTGGCCGGGATCTCAATTTTGCTACCCCGAGCCTGTTCGGCCATCGGATCGATGTGGGCTTCGGACATCTCGTACACACGCTGGAACAGCAAGTGCAGGGAGTAGAACTCTCCACTTTCTCCGGTCACGTTAAAGTGACTGAGCTGGGCGGCATACGTGAACGATGCCAGCTTGGTTAGGGCGTCAACGAATTCGGTTTCCATGGTGGGGGGGGTGGATAGGGTGATAACGAGGGGCGGTTAGGTCACCGACCGCTCATTATATACCAGATTTGGTCTAATAGACAATGCCTGATACGAACTTGTCTCCGGCTCGGTGTTGGGCACTGTGCCCACCGAATTTCTCCACAATCCCGCATCGATGTTTAGTTTAAACCAGTCGGGATACTCCTTCCCCGAATCAATACCTGCCCGGCTACATTTCCACACATCGGTCAGGGTTCCGGTCACCACCTTGCTGTTGTCGATTGTCCCGTTGGCCCGAATCGCAGTGATCGGGGTAAACGCATACGTCGCGTTGCCGTCACCGGTGCACGTGACCGTCAGATTGTCCCCGATCAACCTCCCACACCGCACATCTTCGACAACGTACCGCTGGACGGTGTTGGGCCCGATGGCACGGCGCCACACAGCCAAACCAGTCTGTCGGCTCTCCGTGCCCGGTGTCACCAGGCACTTCCGGACCGGTAGGAAATCCCCCACCTGCACGGGGTCGAATGCCGCGCACGGTTGGCTGTAGAATCGGCCATCCGCGACCAGAACATCGATCGTGTAGGTTTGCTCATAGACGAACTGGCTAGCGTCCTTCGTGACTTGTACAAACCGTTCCGGACCCAGCTCGAAGCCGGTTTGAAACTCCAGGCCCGGCACCTCTGGGACCCAACCCGTCACCGCGTCGGCCAACAGATCGAGGATGGGCAAACAGAACGAATGCCCCTCCCGCTGAACCTGTTTCTGTACCAGTGTGAGTGTGTAGTTCAGCGAACGGTTTCGGACCGTCGGGATATACGCCCCCCGGTTCGGGTTGTTGGTACTGGCTGAGGTAAACGAAACAACGATCATTGCTTGCTCGGCTACGCGTCCCGACTGGTCGAGTTCCTCCGCAAGCCGAAGCACTACCGCACTCTGGCCCAGGGTCTCATGCACCCTCTTATGGAGTTGGTTTTCTATCTCGAGCAGCATAGCGGTTTTGAGTTAGGATGTATACACCCCCACTCTGCTTTCAACAGACCCTCTCACAGTGTTGAAAGAAAGAGTGGGGAGTACTAACAACCGCGAGCTCAAATGAAAGACAATGACTTGACCGGACCCGCCGTGGTATGGCAAAACACCCTAGACGATACGTATCGGTGTTACGTGCTCGCACAGTCCGACACCTACGGCTATCTGCGCATGGAGCGGATTGATACGGGCGATCGGATCCTTGACCTGGAGGTCCCGATCTCTCGGTATTTCCGAAACCGAGACGTGCTATACTGGGGAGATACGTGTATGGGGATGATCGATGGGTAAGGGAATCGAACACCACGAAAAGCGCCTACTGGAACGGATGGTTCAAGCCGAAACCGTAACAGATCGCACCACTGCGCAACGAATTATCCGAAAGGCCAACAAACATCAACGTAAGATGTCCCGTCTCCGCCAACTCATCCAGAAGGCGTTTGGGGGAAAAAGTTTATAATGGGTAGAGGGATATTGTCCCTAGAACTCCCCGCCAGACACAAATTCCAGCAGTTCCCACAACCCCGTTGTGTAGTTGTATGCCAGAATGTCTCCGGGCTGGGGGGAACGCTGAAAGTTTACATCGGCGAGATCGCGCAACTTTCTCGTAGCCTCGAGATTGATGATGTACTGCCGGAGTTCGCTAGCCGTTTGTTTGTATTCCGTGCTGTCCGGAAACACACCAAAATTAGAGACCGAAAGTCCTTGCAACCCGCTGTTGTTGTATCCGCAGTCAGCGTTTCCAGAAAACGGCACAATAGTCAACAGACTGGAGCCGCCAGGCATGCCCGGGTTGAGCGGGTCGTACCCGTAAGTTTGATTCTCGTCAGAGCTCCACATGGACGGTAGGGGGGTTAGAAGGTGTCGGCTTCCTGAAGGCCGCCGGAGGTGGTCAAGTCGCCATCGGTGTTCTCCACCACCAGGACGTCGCCGCCATCGGGTGTAACAGCGTCCTGGGAGTCGGCAAACGATGCGATGTCGCGGGTCGTTTCCAGGTCATCGAACAGCTTGTTGACTTCGAGGGTGCTGTTACCGATGATGGTGGGAGTTTGCCGATCCAGTGAGCCGCTTGGTTGGCGGGGAGTGACATGATCGATAACGGGTGCTGGTTTGCGCTTGTACGGGTTCCAGCGGTTATTGGTGCCCCACCGCATCTCCCAACGCGCCAGAGAGGCGTCGGTGAACGCCCGGTCACGTTGGGTGTTCGACATGGTCATCGCACACGCGCTGCTCCAGTACCGGTAAGCTTCCTGCCACTTTATGCCGGAGGACGGGCTGGCTTTAGAGGCCCATAGGTCGAGTTGTTTGAGAGCGGATTCTGCGGCGTCTACGACCTGTTGCCGGGGTCGCAAAGTATCGAGATAATATCTAGCCAACGTAGCCTGTGTACGTCTATATGACCCTGCAATCAGGAGCTTTCCCTGGGGAGGGGCTGTCTCGATGAAATTATTTATAAGTATGGCGGCGTCGTGAAGAGCAACCTGGATACGCTGATAGTTGATTGTGTTGGCGGTCGGATCCTCGAGACGGGATAGTTCCAGCGCCTCATTGAACCCAAAAACCCCAATGAAGTAATCTACGGTGGCCGGGTTGCAGTTGTTGGCAACGCCGTAAGCGTCAGGGGGCGGAGTGTATGGGGCCACGGCTGGGTGATTACTACTTCTATGGAGCTTTCAACGCGGGGGTGGTGGTTGATTACCCCGTATAGACAAAAAAAAAGCCCGTCAAACGACGAGCTTTATATCTACAGCCTTAATTGTTAGGCTTAAGCACCAACGGGATTCAGGAAGATGGCACCAGCGCCAACCCTTCCAGATTCTCCCATGCCCACGAGCTCAAATGATCTTTCGACCAAGATATCGCCCTCGAAGACTCTCCTGTCCATAGAAAAACGCTCTGGCGTTGATATCGGGTAACCTGCTAATGTGTAGGTGTACGCATAAGCTGGGGTACCGTAGTTAGCATCTAGAGCAGGAGTGAAACCGTCAGTACTACCACTGGGATGATAGAACATAACAGCCACGTTTTCGTAGATGTTTTCCAGAGCACTGGTTTCAGTGTTCAGTTTGAGACGGCGAGCGACACGAATCTCGTCGAGACCGAAGATCTCAGCAAGGCTCTTTTCGTTCACCAGAATACCGCGCTGCATGAAGTCACGGATACGCTTGTTACGCTTGAGAGCGTTAAACGCATCAGGAGACAGAACAAGTTTGTTGGGATAGCAACCTATTTGTCCACGTACTTGCTCCTTCATGTCATCAAACAGTACTTCGATGTCAGAAGTCGGGCTGTTAAATTGATCGGCGCCAGAGTTGTAGGAAGCCAGGTCGAGAACGTTGCCGGTTTCGTATTGAGTTACGTCCAGAACTTTCTCGCTGACCTGGATTTCCCAGCTCTGCATGAGGCGGTTAGCAGCGTCCTTAGCGGCATATGCGCGAAGGTCAATGGCGGCGGCGCCATTTTTGGCTTCTGCGGCCACTTCTTCAGCAAGCTGCCAGCTAATGGCTTCTTGGCGAAGAGCGAACGAACGGGTTCCGAATTCATTAGAGATCTTCTGAATGTTGGTACCAGGCGCACGCAGGAACGACTGAGCGGCGAATGCCTCCTTGCCAAACACAAGGGTGCGGCCAGCCCGGACGCTCATAGAGACGGCAGGGGCGAAGAAGGTCGCAACACCTTCTGTATTCTTGTACAAATTGTTAACGTAGAAGCTCTTTATCTTCTACTTCTTGCAATTTCTTGCAAGTTCGGACTATATCTTCAACCCTAAGGTTGAGGGGCACTCGTGGGAGAAGTTATTGTTGGGACTCATTCTCCTAGTCTCTGAACCTTCCGAAAGCACTAAAGCCCACTTTCGGCTTGGCTGCTGATTGCCATGTCTAACTTTATCCCATGGAAAATACTTCTTTCACCCTTTACCAGTCGAATGAATTTTTTGTGTTCGCTCGGGTTTACTGAGATGCCAAATATATGGCAAAGATACTCACTTGTACGAGCAAAATCACTAAATTGATTCTGGTCAATGAAAACCGATCTGTGTCCAAATTTAAATCTAAATTTGGATTCCATGAGGTCTATAGTTTCGTCGCTAAATCTAGCTGTTCTATTGGCAGCTATGTTATTTTTAGCAGCTTTGGAGACGTTTTGCCTCCAAGATTCGCCTCTGGATACTATGCCAGATTTTCTCTCTAGCATGGTTTTGTAAGCTTTTTTATTAGCTTTAGATCTTTTTTCAAATGTCCATGTTTTCTGGGCTAATGCACCAGACATTCTTTTGGCTTCCCCAGTTGGATCTCCTTTCATGAATAGAAAAGCAATCTTATCCGGTTTAGAGTCATAAGCTAACCATCTATAGTAGTGAGCTAAAATGTGATTTTTTCTAGAAAGTCTAATGATGTTTAATTTTTCATTAGTCCCTCCACAGTGTCTAGGGATTATGTGGTGTTTTTCCACATATTCCCCTGACTCTATCTCACCTTTTTCTATCGAGTGACAATACTCAATAAATTTCTCGTAGATGGTTTCCATGTAGGTCAGATTTAGGTTTTCCAGCAATTCACCCCTTTATAATACCACAGATTTCTCTGAGGCACGGCTACAAAATTAACCTTGTGCGAGTTGCGTTAGAATGGGGTCAATAATTCTGACCGAATCAAGATTCATCATAGTAAGTTACGCTCCGGCTTCGTTGCCAAGTTTCACCCGAACAAACTGACCAGCACCAGCGGTACCGATCACATCGAGTGCACGACCCAGGATCACAGCAGCACCAGCAGTGCTAGAAGCAGCACCGGCGGTAGTGGAATACACAGCGTCGTCAACAGCAAAGGTCGAAGTGGCGTCCACTTCTACGATTGCGATTCCGGTGGTCACAACCGACAGCAGGGACTGGTATGGGAACACACCAGGCTTGCGGGGGGTCGTGGAGGGATTGGACTGCCCCTCATAAGTGCCGGGCCAGATATACGCAGTAGCGCCAGAGATGGCGGTAGCGGGAGCAGGCAGCACGGTGGCGGCGGTGTCGCTGGTACGGGTCATGACCCGGAAAAGCTGCGCACCAATCTTGATGGTGTCACCGACATCGAGTTGGGGATCGAAGTTGGTACCGGAACCGGTCACAACGCCAGTGGTGGCGATGGACAGGGTGCCAGTCAGGGCGGTGAGGGCATCATCCTCAACGCTGTAGCCTTTATCGGTGAGTTCGCCTTGGCCGTAAAGCTTGTAGACGTTCACACCAGCCGCATAAGTACCGGCGGCGGCGGGATATGCACCGCTTCGTTTTACAAAGCGGCAGCGTTCAATACCATTAGCGAGAGCGGTCGCGTCAGTGACGGTCGCGGTCTCCACATATTTATGGTCGAACGACATGTAACGGGGATCAGTTGCCATAGGACAAGATTCGTTGTTTCGTTGTTCGTGGGAGCGTATGGTGACGTATCAGCCATACACCAGTATGTTGGGTTTAACCCCACCCTCGCGTAACCGGAACGAACAACATTTGAGGATAACTCAAGGTTATCTGTTTGTTCGCCGGGGAACTTGCGTCCCCCGTTGTTACAAGGCAGGTAGTTAAATATTCTCGCTCATTACAAATTTAACGGCCGACATGTAGTCGACACCCTTTTCTTCTGAGTAAGACATGGCGCGAGCATGGACTTCGGCGTTCCGCTCGTCATACACGTAACCGTCAGCGCTAGGTACCCGGGTCTTGGCCTTTTTAGGGGCAGACGCCGGTGTGGCTACCTCGCTAAAGCTCACCATCGCGGGAAGGTTATTCAGCACGCCTTTCATAAAGTCGAACTGGCTAGCCTTACCACCCTCGCTGAAATTCACGCTGTTCTTGGCGTTCAGGGTCTCCATGAACCGAACCAGATCGGTGATGGGGGCGACCTGCTCGGTCAGTTTCCCACCGTCATAGAGCTTTTCGCAGAAATCCGTAATGTCCTTCTGGCGCATGAGGCGACGCTGGCTGGCCAGCTCCTCCTCGAGTTCAGCGACCTTAGCTGCCAAGGGATCGGAAGAGGGTTCGGCGAAGGATGTGGTCGACTCAGTGTCGGCCTCACTTTCGCTATAGCCCATCATCCCCTGCTCACCCATCTCGCTAGAGCCTTGCGCGAGTTGGTACAGGGCCATGATCAACTGTTCTTCGGTGTACTGGGAGGCGAGATCGGCCGCAACCTTCTCGTCATCTTCTCCGGACATATCGTCGACATCAGCGTCGGCACCGCCCATGTCCTCGTCCTCGCCCTTCATTCCATCGGGTCCGGCACCAGACTCGTCGACAGGAGCGCCATCTCCACCATCCTCATCGCCCATCTCCTCCCCATCGGGACCTTCAACCATCGACATGGCGTCAGGCTCACTATCCATCATAGGATCGGGAGGGGTCGCCATATCCTGGCCGGGATCCATCATGCCCATACCATCGCCGTATTCGGCATCGTAGGGGGCTGGAGATCCTGTCTCTTCGATGAGTTGACCTTCCTCATCAGTAGACTTTACGCCGTTAATGTTGACATTAATGGTCATGCCCCGCCCGTCAGCATGGTCAATAACTTTCGATTCGGCGGGGGCTTCGGTTTTTCTTTTAGCCATAGTAGGTTCAGTTTCCTGGAATGAAATAGAAGACTCCCTTGGAGTTATTGTGATCGAGCCTTCGGGGTGGGTTTCGGAAAAAGCCGTGAGGCCTTTTACCGCGGGGATCGACACCAGTCCGAGATGGCGCAATGCCAACTGTCCCGGTGTCGGATTGGTGTCAGCGTCAGGCAAGTAAAACGAGCTACTTACCTTCTTAAACACACCGTCGCGTATCAAGCGCTCGGCCTTAGGGGTCAGTTCGACCTTCCCCCAAAGCGATTTGCCTTTCCGCCAGACTTCGCGCACCCAGCCTAAGGCGGGGGTTCCGTCATCCTGATCGTGACCGATAATCAACGGGGCCTCATGCCGATTCGAGTCGTAGCTAGACACCACTTGATCGAGATCGGTATCCGCAAATACCATCTTCTGTCCGGTCGAGCTGACTTGGGGTCCAGCCCGGAACAGCTCGATATACACAGTGCGCTTGGCTTGTTGCTTCGTCAGTGGGCCGTCACCATTAAGGACGACCTCATCTGATGAGAGGGGTCCCATATCGGTTTTGCGAAGTCTTCTTGCCATAAGCCTCAATATGCTTTACACAGAGTTGAGGTTGGTCGCATCAAGGAAGGCGGTAAACCGCTCCTCGTTGCGGGAGAAACTATCACTCAGCAGGGAGACTTGACCGACGGGGGTGCGAACGATCGTGATTGCGAGACGTTCGAGGGTGGGGCTAGTAGCCACGTAGGCATCCATACGGACGGTGCCTTGCTCGAGGAGTGTGGGGGAGTTATTGGCTACTCCGCACACCACGAGATACGCTTGTTCTGGGCGGTTGCCGAACAACGCCCCCTGACGATAGAACTGGTTCAGGACCTGGGTAGCAATGGATTTAACCCTGCTATACACAGTGTTGGCAGAGTCAATCGACTCGAACAGGATGTCGTCGAAGCTCCGGTTCATCACATCAATGAGGACGTTGAGGATGACTCGGGTGTTCACGAATCGGAACAGGGGGGAGCTGGACAAGGTCCGTGAACCCCACACCACAACACCACGATTCGGTAGAGACCGGATGGGGTTGAGGCCCAGGGCGTACGTCACTTCCTGTTGCTGGGCAGTAATATTGAACTTGAGGCCGACAACACCCCGTAACGGATAGCGAGATCCGGCGGGGGGTTGCTGGAAGCCTTCGTTCACAAAGCGGCTACATGCGATGCCGGCCACAAACGAGCTGGGGGGCACGAACCGGTCGGAGAGGTTTTTGACGTAGGGGGCGAAGTATGCGGCGTGACCGTAGGGGACTCCGACAATCCGCTTGATCAGGTTCAGTTCGTCTTGTGCCTGGGCCACATTCTCGATATCGCCACCGCAGTCGATAATGGCCATGTGCTGGGTGCCAGATACACCTTCAGTAACCCCAAACCGACCTTCGGCCGCAGCCACCAGGGTCTGAGTGATCTTGAGCCGTTCAGTGGCGGCTTCGGACCGGGACGCCAGATCGGAATCCGCGCTGTAGGACAGAATGCTGTACGCTTCCGGAGCTGCAAGGAACCCTGGCGCGTAGTACTCACCACTCATCCCCTTCTCAATCGCGTACACAAAATCTTGTGCTTTGGAGGCCGAAGTCAACTTGTAGCTTTCGTACCCGACCTGCTCAACAGCCGAGGTCAGTTTGACAACATTGTCGTCGATGAGACCTTGACGGTTGGTGCCAGGCAGCACCGGGCTCACAAGGCCGTTTTTCGCAGTGACCCGGACCCGAAGGACATAGTCGAAGGACTGGAAACCGTTCGGGATGGATTTATCCAGTCTCGCGGTAGCTCCGGCAGCGATTGCGACGGTCGGGGAAGGCGAAACAGTGGCGGCGGTGTCGGTGGTGCGGGCGGTCACGGTGTACCGGACCCCGTTCACAACAATCACACTGTTGACGCCGATCTCGGAATTAAACAGGGTGCCGGTGCCGGTCACAACACCGGTGTCTGCGATAGCAACGGTGCCGGTCAGAGCGATGTCGTTGATGTCGGGGCGGATGAAGGGGGTACCTGCAGCCGACACCAGATTCGAGACCACGTAGCCGTTATTCGGGGCGTAGTTAGTACCGCTGTAGTTCGAGCCGGTGGGGACGGCTTCGATGATGTAGTACTGCGCGAGGTCTTTTTCAACCAGGATCGCAGTGATTTCGTCGCGAAGTCCCTCCGCCAATTCGTCCGGCGTGGCGCCATTGACGATGATGGCGCGGTTCTCACCCGCCACCGACACATAAAACACCTGCACGCTGTCGGGCAAGAACCCGGTACGGACGGCAACACCGCCCGTTACAGTAACGGTGCCGGTAGGAACGGTAGGAGTAGCTCCACCAATTTTGGCGAAGGTGGTAGTCCCCAGATCGTAACGCCAGTACGCGGAGTCGGCATCAGCCCACTTGTCACCAGCGCCCACACCCGAGCTAAAGTCCCGGCTGACGGCGACAATCTTGTCATCGGCAATGACGGTTACGCCATTGGCGGCCAGATAATCCTCCAGGATCTCGGATTGATCGGTAGTGGGATCGTAGGTGCCGGCGCTAGCCGCATTGGCGGCTGCGATAAACAAACTAACGGCCGATCCATCCACATACAGGACGTTCTCGCCAGTAGCGATCTCGCGGCTATTACACCGAAAATTGATTTCCTTCACCGAGGTGAACAACCGGACCACACCTGCCGTATTAATATTCAGAGGAGACGCATATCCGGTGTCGCTAAAGTTGTATGCGACAAACCGGTCGACGTCCGGCAGGACGCTGTTGTCCCGAGCGAACACGCGGAACTTGCCCTGCGTGGCCTCGGTGGCGGTCTGTTCTAACTTGTAAAAATTAGAGAACCCGTCAGAAGTCGAACTAGACAGGAAGCTAAAAAGATCTAGGGCGTTATCGGTGGCGTCGATGGCAGTGGTGGTAATCACCCTGATCTCATCGCCATCGGGATCGAGCACATTGATCGGAGTACCGAAGTACCGGCCGTTAACCTTCAGCGCGAAAGCGTTATAGCCGGAGCCGGCTCCGCTACCACTCAGGTCGATTACGGTCTCGGGGGTCGGGGTAACCCGGGTAAAGTACAGGATACCATTGACACCCACGTTATCGAAAAACCCCTTAACGGCGTCGTAGGTGGTTAGGGCACCCAACGAACCAGTAGGTGTGCTGTTACCTACCCGTTGCAGGTAGTCTTCTGGCGAAGCTACTTGGGTAGGGGTGTACGGCAAGAAGCTAGAATAAATACCTTCGCTCCCGCTGCCATAGTACTCATCAGCAGGAGTAGTCCCAAAAATGTATCCCACGGCATGACTTGCCAGGGGTTGAGGAAGACCTCCAGTGGCCGATTGAGTAACAAATACTCCCGGCCTATTCAGGAGGCCAGCGTTTAAAGTGATCGATGATGCCAAGGCAAAATCTCCAAACTAGTCGACAGACCTTTCACAAAAGCTTTCAACGAGGCACAGGGTAGAATTACAGTCGGTGAAAGCTAACTAATGGGGGGTGACCGGCTCAGTGCCATAGGACCGATAAAGCTCGTATAATGAGGTCATTAGCCAGTCACTGCAGAGATCTCTCCGGCACCTGTCCGTACCCATCATCCGAGTCACCCTCCGGACCAGGATATTAAAATCCTCAGGGCTAATAACCTTCGACACAAATTTGAGGTAACGGCTGAGCTCGCTGACCTCCCCGTTTTTAACAATTTTATACAGAACTACCATGTACTTTAATAGTTCATTGGACTCGAGTTCGTCGCTAAACTTCTGTAGTGGTGGGGCGGGTGATGACACAATAGTGAGAGTGAGTAGTTAGGGGGTAGAACCAAAGTCGCCGGGGTTTCCAACCCCCTTCGCATTGTTTTCCATCTGATCCATAGCCTGTTTGTGAATTTGACACATGGCTACGAACTTTGACATGGGAACTAGTTCCATATCAGTAAGGCTCTGAAACGACCCGTTCTGGACGGCGTAACAATTTCGAAGCCACGCCTCTTTAGGCATATAGGACTTCAGGATATGCTCCTGAACTGACAAATACAGATCTCGGATAGAACCGGGTACCAAACATCCGAAGTTAAGGCCGGGCGGGATAGATAACCGCCCGAGTAGACCGATTACGTCTCGGCTGGTTAGGGTCGGCTCGTCACCGGCCAGCAAGGTATCAAGATACTCGAGATCGTCGCCGGTGATGTCCCGAAACAGAACCCGGCGTCCTAACCCATCCGCAACAGTAACGGTGTAATCCGGATTAAGAGCTACTTCATTCGTCGCTTTTCATATCTGTGTCGTCTCCGCTACTACCCAACAACTGATTAATCGCATCACCCAACATCTTGATCTGTTTAGCTCGGAGCCGCTTGGAATCCTTCAGGGTGAGTTTGCGGCCCCCTGGCTCCGGACTATGCAGGATGCAGATGGTTTTTAGGGTGGCCTGGATTTCGTCCAACAACTTGTCGTTGCTGATTTTAGTGATTTCGATCAGGTCGTCGGCACTGGGCTCCTGTAGAGACAGGAATCGACCCGGCGCGACCTCAACGGAGATGATCTCGGGCTCGCCGAAGTCGAAGTCGGAGCCGGCATCGGCGGCGGTGGTCTCCAGTTCTCGAATGGATTTAGACGATAAGGCCATGGGGGATAGGGGGAGGTAACTGAGAGCGGAGGAGTTTTTCCTCACAATACACATGTACTATAGCACAAGATCGGGCGATTTGTTGAAAGCAGAGTAGGAGTAGCGATTATCACCGTGGCCGTTCAGACCAATCCGTACAGATATTGGGAAGACGAGAGGGACGGATCTGACTACAGGAGTCGGGAAACCCAAGCCAGCTCACTAACGCGTCAGATGCTGCGGCAGCCGGAATACCTGTTGCAAAGCAACAGGGTGAATCCGGGACCTGGGAGGAATGTTCGCGCTTTAACGGCCGATGCTCAAGAACCGGTCCCTCACCACACCTGCTCCGAGGACGTGTGGGGTTGGCAGCAGTGGACTGAGACCGGAGAGTACTTGTCCCCCTCTCCCACATCCAGCAACCTGCTCGAGCAGGATACGGATAAGTTGGGTATCCCAGGTTGCGGTGAAAGCTAGGTAGAAGAACTAGTACACGATTTCGTTGTGGCGTATTACGACAATCCAGGCCAGGTAAACGACGAAGCGATTAGTATCGCTGCTGGTAAGACGTTCCAGGTTATTCAGATAGCCGACAGCGATGGGAACATCATCAACCCCGCCTCAGGAGAGTTGATATTTGACGGGGAGGTAACGATCGGCTCGGAGATCGAGATCAGTAATGACGCCGGCAACCCCATCCCAACTACCGTTCCTCTCCGGACCCCCACCACCACCAGCGTAGCCAGCTCCGGCACCAGCGTCACCATACTGGCCGCCAACTCCAACCGGCGCGGATTCTCCGTCAGTAACATTAGCACCTCGAAACTATATCTCTCTTTCTCCACCCCCGCAACCACACTCAACTCGTTCATTGAGGTTCCGGCCGGAGCATTTCTACTCCTCGACCAGCAGTGCATTATTTCCAATGCCATCTATGGTATCTGGGCCAGCGCTAACGGTACCGCCCAAGTTACGGAGTTCGTCTGATGGCAATTTTTATCACCCCCGGGGCCCCGGGCGGTAGTAATACTCAGGTACAGTATAATAATAACGGGATATTTGACGGTGTTGCGAATGTCACCAATGTAACGCTGACTCGCCTGCTCGAATCCGAGCTGATGCGGACCAACGGCTCGTATAGTATTGGTACGCCGGGCACCGTACCGTTCGGCGTGGGCCCGATCGCGGCTACTGGCATGGCCCTGGCCCCCATCGGCCCCGACCAGTACACGGTTATCGATATCCGGTCCGGGAGTTTTTGCTAGCGGATTATCGGGTCACGACCGGTTTAGTTGAAAGCAGAGTAGTAATATTCTGCACGAATTAGCATGGAAATTCGCCTGTACCGGGCACTCCCCGAACACCTCGGGCCCGCTGTCCAGCCCCCGAGCTCTGACGAGCCCGGACAACCTTTGGTGGCCGTCGTTTGTCTCGAGCGCGACGCCGACCCCGACGCTAACAACCACACCGGCTACGATTACTGGGGAGCGTACAGCGAGGTTGGCGAAGACATCGATGCCTGGGAGACCGCCAACCCCGACGCCCTCACACCCATCGACTACACCGAACTCCCCAACCCCGTAACGTTTTACCCCGCTCCCTTCAACGAGGCCTGATCCATGACAACTATCACACCGCTGCTGCGGGTCAAAGAACGTATCATCGGGCCCAGGGGCTTGTGGGATATCGACAACGAGTGGTATGGCTACACTGACGAGTTCAAGTATACGATCGGGCTGCCGGGCTTGCGCGGCTTCGGTGTGGGTTGTTGCCCGCCCGAGTTGCTACCGGGAGATATGGACGTGTTGCCGGGCACATACGACCGGTTCAGACCCAACTACGGCAGTTACGTACACGTGCCGTCCGCATCGATTGTGTGCTTCCTGCCGGCTCACCAGATCGATCTTCAGGCACCCGGATCCGGCAACGACGCCTTCCTGACCCGCGTCGTTATCAGTTCAACGCAATCCGGCAACAGCGTCCTCGCTAAGACTTTCCGGAATGGCGGCGGCAGCCTGGCCGGCGTATTCGTGGACAAGTACCAGGGCAGCAACGTGCGGCCAGATGGTTCCGGCCGGCCCAACAGCACGGATGGGTTGCCGGGCACCCTCCCCTCGACCGGTGGCATCTTCGCCTCCCGCCCCCTACACTGGCCGGTATCGGCTGTTGAGATCGGCGGCACGCTCCGCAGCCCATTCAGCCTCTGCAACAGCACCGCGCTGAATGGCGCGGCCACTACACCCGCCAACAACTACGGTGGTGCGTGGGAGGCATGTAAGAGTCGCGGAGTGGATTGGTATCCCGCCCCGATCTGGACCCGCATCCATCTGGGGTATTTGGCACTGGCGCATGCCCAAGCCTTGCTCA